TCTGCTTCCTCTCTGATTTTCTCCATCTCTTTCCAGAATGCCACCATGATATCGTATTCAGGTTGGGTGGGAGACCATTTGAATCCAGGAGCATGGAGCTTTTTGGAGGCTTCCGCCATGCGTTCTGCCTCTTGACGTATCTTTTCCATTTCCTTCCAGAATACGACCATGATATCGTATTCAGATTGGGTAGGTGCCCATTTGAATCCAGGAGCATGGAGCTTTTTGGAGGCTTCTGCCATGCGTTCCGCCTCTTGGCGGATCGATTCCATCTTTTCCCAAAACGCCACCATGATATCATATTCGGGCTGGGTTATCCCCCATTTCCATCGAGGGATTCTTGAAATAGCGGTTGCCACATTTCCAGCATTCTCTGCCGCTTCTTTGGCCGATTCAGAAACCTCATCAAGTTGTCTTCCAAACTGCTCCCCGGTTATCGTTCCTTTTTCGTACTCCGCAACCAAAGCTTCAATCTTTTGCATGTATTCCTCGATGCCAGCTTCAACACCGAACTTCCTACCCGCAGCCACAATCTCGTCCCACGTCCTCTTAATCTGGTTGACGTAAGTCTGGAACTCACCGGGAATCTCGGAGAACTGTTCCTCTATTGTCGCCCAGGCTTCGGACATTCTTGCGGCGAACTTCTCGGGTTCCTTCAACGTCGATTCGGGGATCTTAATGGCAAGCGCATCGGCGGCGATCCCTTCGATACGGCTGAACGACACCTTCCAGTCTTCCTCGAATGCGGTCATCCAGTCCGGGAGTTCCTGACGAAGGACGTTCTTTGCGAACCAGCCGATTCCCTTCATCATCGCGTCCCAGCCCTTGCGCAGATTGTTGATCCCGGTGAGGAAGAAGTTCACGAAATTTTCGGCTCCGCCGATCATCGTATTGGCAGCGGTGACGAACGCATTGGCGAGCGGAACGAACCCCTGACCCGTAATGAAGTTGATACCCTCGATAATCGCATTGCGCGCGCTTTCGATTCCGAGCCGAAAATAATACGCCATCTGGTCACCGACCCACTGCAGCGACTTTATCAAAGGGGCCCAGATGACGGAACTAGCCCGGAGCAGGATTCGTCCGATGGTGACCCACGCATCCTTCCATAAAACGATGAGCGATTTTGCGACTTCGGCGCTCATGGTCAAGAATGCCTTGAACACTTCCCAGTCAGTGAAGGTGTTCTTGAGCGCCGTCCATACCGCCTGCAAGCTCAAGAGGATGATCTCGGTTGCTCTGGGGAAATCCGTGAGCAACATCGTCACTCCCTTGATTGCGTGTCCGATGACCGGGAGTTCCCTTAGCTTCTCTATCGCTCTGTCCACCACTCCGGCAAACGCGTCCCACCTGGTATAGAGCAGATAGACGGCTACCGAGATCCCCGCCAGCGCCAACCCGACGGGTCCCATCGCACCCACTAGGCCGATGAACGCCGTCGCGGCCGAACTTATTGCGGGCGCGAACATCATCAGCGGACCGCCCACGACCAACATCCCCCCGAGCACGGCAGCCAGTTTGACGAGGAATGCAAGGAGTTGCGGATGTTCTCTCCCCCAATCCCCGATCGCCTTGGCAATATCCCTGATTTTCTGGATCATGGGGACGAGAACTGGAATGAGGGCCTCCCCTACAGCGAGCTGGACCTCCTCCACCGCCGACTTCAATAGCTTCATCTGGCCCTGGAGGGTCGCGAGTTGCTTCTCCGCCATTTCGGCCGCCCGATTGGTTCCGGTGACATCCTTGGTGAGTTGCCTTATCGCATCGGAACCGGCGGAAAGCATCCGCATCATGGCGGGGCCGGCGCGGAGGCCGAATAATTTCATGGTCTGTTCGGTGGTGATCCCAGCCTTGTTCAGTGTCTCCACGATCTCGGCGAAGTTGTGCGTGGTGGGGGAAATGTCTTCCACAGTCAACCCCAGTTGGGCGAGAGTCCCCTGCACCTCGTTGGTGGGGTCCATCAATCGGGCGAGCGCTCCTCTTAATGCCGTGCCCGCCATAGATGCGTCAATGCCCGCGTTGTAGAGGATACCCAATGCGGCGGACGTCTCCTCCAATGAGTAGTTGAGTCCAGCCGCGACCGGACCGACATATTGCATGGATTGTCCGAGGCGCTCCATCGTCGCCTGCGACTTGCCGATAACCGCCGAATAGATATTGGACACTTTGGTGGCGTCCTCAGCGGCCATCTCGTACTGGTTCAGGGTGGAAACCACGAGCTGCGTCGTCTCCGCGAGCCCGCTCTGGGTGGCGGCGGCGAAGTTCAGGGTGCCGGGGAGGGCCTTCATCATCTTCTCGACGTCGTAGCCGGCGGAGTTATGGACAATCACCCCGGTGGAATACGTGTTGTCCTCTGTCTCCATATTGTAGACGTGTCCATGGTATTCCTGTCTCTCAATGGAGATAATGGGGAGATACACGTAATCCTCATCCTGCCAGAATTTCTCATACTTTATCGGTTTTGTACTCAGTGGGTGCCCGACTATCGCCGAAACGTAACGGGGGTTTGTCGTGACGATAGTGTAACTTATCCCTGAAATAGAAGAGTGTCCGCTAGGGAGCGTGGTTTTCCGTCCTCCCTTGTCCTCCCCTATCGAAAACACAATCCCCGCTTTCGCGGCCAATAGATTGATAAAATACGCGATATGGGGGGAAGTTGTGGTGGCACTAATACGGGTTCTTCCGTTCTCGACAAAATGACAGCCGTCTGACTGGAAATATCCCCGAAGAAACGCAAGCACATTGCTTTTCTTGGCGCGAAACATTGCAGGAGGGATGCGCTTGTGCTTCGCCCCTTTCCCGATCCATTCGGCGATGAGGGTGGCCAACGGGCGAGACCAAAATGCCACTTGTGTGCAGTTGGTCATTCTTCGCTCATAGGGAGCATACCCAATGCTCCGCACATATTCCATGAACCACATTTTCGATTTGGCATCCTTGCCTTTGTTTGAAAACGCACAAAAAACTCTTTCTTTATCAGCCCAACCATCCCCCATGATAAGGCCAAGGAATCGAGCGAAATCATCGTCAATCTGTCTCGGGAGAAGGTTATGCCTTTTCAGATGCCGTTTTGTTTTCCATGTGATTTCGACATCCTCCTCCCGCTTTATCTTCGGGATAAGGAGCGCGTCACCCTGGCGTAAGTCTTCCGTTCGTATCCATTCCGGTTCGTAGTTCTCGTAATATCGCCTGGTGCACTTTTCGTCGCTACAGTTTGGAGTGCATAAATGCTTGGAACTGCATCCTTTCTTCCTCATATAGGGTAAGCACTGTTTTGTCCTGACCGCGAGGATGGGGTGGTTCCCGGTGGCACGGAACGGCCGCATCATGCGCGGTTTTATCTTGTATACCTCTCCCTCGACGCATGGGCGGCTCGTATGCTCGTGAACCATTTGGCATTCGCCGCTGCTCGATATGACCTCATCTTCCTTAAATCCCCCTATCTTCTTTACTCGGTAGTCCCCACCAAGGATAAACTCGTCAGGCGGAAGACACGCCAAATAGTACATCGCGTCCCCCGCTTCTGACGCGGCGAAGATAGTGTCCTTCCCCATTTTCCGGGCAAACGTGCCTAGTTGTTGTAACTGTTCGGCCGAGGCCCCGGCGACCGCGCCCACGTTCGCCATGGAATACTCGAATTTCCTGGTCGTGTTCACGGCAAGTCCGAGCCCAGCTACGATAGCGCCACCAGCGACGGTCGCGGCCATTCCCATTTTGCGAAGCGACTGTTCGTTGAATTTCGACGCCTGCGTGAGGCCCTGCGTCTTCATCTTCGCCGACGTTATCCCGGTTGAATAGCGCGAAAGGGGCCCGGAGAATTGGTCGTGTATCTTGAGCTTGAGCCCGAACCCCTCGCTGAACGAACTACCTAGCGCCAATCCCACCCACCTCCGTCAATTTCTCGCTGCCTTAGCCGCCCTCGCATCGAGATTACTGAACATCTGTTGATCCCGGCGTGTCTCTTCCCGTTTCTCTTCGCGCCAAGCATAGAACTCCTTCCATATCGTGAATTCCCGGCTCGACATCCTAGCGCCGAGCTCAGCGAGCGTCATCCCCATTTTCTCAGCCAAGGTCAATGCGAAAATCGCTTCGTCATTTGCCTCGAAACCTTTCCCTCAATTCCTCCCTGAATTCGGGCCCAAACCCGGAAAGCGTACCGAGTTCCGTGGAAAGACGGTCGAGCACCGCACTGTTCCTTCCTAGAAGCTGTTCCTTGTCGGCATCGGTAAATATCGGAGTCCCGTTCTCGTCGCATACTCCATGAATGATGAGACTAAGCGTGAATGTCTGCGCCACCTCCGGGGTTACCGGGGCATTCTCCTGATGTTTCGGGTTCACCGTCTCCATAAGTTTCATTCTTTGCCGGTAGTCCAAGGGCTTCAGATACACCGTCACACCCCATTCTTCTATCACCGTTGACTTCAGCTTGCGGTCGTCGGCGGCGAAAATCGCCGAGCGCAAATCCTTGTTTGGTTGTCTTTGGGTACTCATCCATCGCTCCTTTTGTCCCTGCGGGACCCGGAGAGGGCCCCGCAGTAGTTCATCGCTACTCTACGCCCTCTTCGAGCAGCTGGCCCGTTCCCGTCAGGGTGACCGAGATGTCCTCGGGACCGTCCACCGGGACGCTGAAATCGACGTCCGCCCACGCGTCACCGTAGAAATACTTCGTGGTGTCGCTCTTCTGCGGGTAGAGATAGACGTCCTTCTCCGTGGTGCTGTTCACAATGTCGTACAGGTTCCCGAGGTTGGCCCCGTCGTAGTAGATCGACAGCGCCCCGCCCCAGTGTCCCTGGCCGCGGATGGAGTCGACCCACTCGTACCCTTGCTGGGGGGTCGGGCTCGTGTCCCGGTTGAAGTTAAGCGACCACCCGTGGAGTTGCGTGATGATACCGAGCCCCTCGATGATCGCGTACCCCCCTTTTCCGTGAATCTTAGCCAAGCCGTTTCACCTCCTGGCCTACATGAAGTGAATCGCGTCGAGCAGCCGGGCCGCCCTGTCAAGGTAGTCATGGCCCTGCTCGACCTTGTGCCTCCCGGAGTCGGCGATCTCCCGCCGCTCGTTCTCCTTCGGGAGCCACTCCCGTACCATCCTCGCGCAGTCGGCGGCGTCATCGTACGTCACCAGGTCCTGCCCCGGCACGAAGAGGTCGCCGATCTCGGTCCTCTTCTGCGTCAGCAGGAACCCGCCCGCCGCCAGCGCCTCATACACCCTCGGACTCAGCGAGTAGGGCTCGATGGTCCTCACCATCACCTTACCCTCCGGGTCGCGAACCACTTGCCCCGTCTTCGCGTCACGGTAGAAACTCTTGCTCTCATTGATCCTGAAATGGTTCAGGACGATCTTCGCCCACCGGTAGTACTTGATGACATCGAACTTCGTCAGCACCCTCGGCGTGTAGAACGGCTCCAGTTCCGGGCACTTGCCCTCCTCGATACTCGGGAACACGCCGAACATGCGGAACCGCAGCCGTTGCCCCTTCAGGTGGCTCACCAATTCCCGCAGGAAGTCGAGCCTCCCCGGAACCTCGGAGCCGACGAAGAAGAGGTCGGGCGTGTAGATGATCCTCTCCCACCGCTTGAGTTCGTCCGTCACTTCCCACTCATAAAGGGAATCGTAGGCGGTCGGCAGGTACCATGTGTTCGGGTTGAATCCCCGGTAGATCCTCTCACATGCTTTGTCGCAGGTGAACACGTAATCGAACAGCGGCGCCATCCTCGCCTCCAGGGCCACCTGGTAGGGGCTCTCGGTGAACCAGACCGCCTGCTTGATGTGGAGGCGGTCGCGGATCATCGCCGGGACCCACTGCGGTATGTACTGGCCCGTGATGTAGATGATGAGGTCGGGCATGGTCTGCAGCACGTTCACGATGAGCGATTTGCAGGCGCTGTTGTAGACGTCGTTGATGTCCACCCGCTTCGCCGTCCCCTCGATCATCTTCTTGACCGCCGTCCGGTAGAATTTAAGAATCGGTTTCAGGTCGAACGGCAACACATTGGCCTGACCGAGCTTCTTGGCCAGGGCGTTGCCGAGGCCGTGATATACATCGACAGTTGATATCCCGGGCTCAGTGGCCAGGTGAAACGAGTAAGATTCGCATTGAACCCTTCTCGCTCCTGGCCGCTGCACCTCCTCTGTTAGCGTTTTGGTCCACTCACTTTCTCCTTTTCACGCATCATTGATGTCAATACCATCCGATAGAACTCACGATCATATCTCGTGTGCAAATGACACATCATACATAGACTCACGAGATTGCCCATGGCATTGTTCGACTTATCGTCGTCGATATGGTGCACGTCAAGCTTCCGCTTACATTCCCGCTCAGGAACTCCACACAGCTGACACTTATACCCGTCGCGCGCTCTTATCCTATCCCGTACCTTCCTGAATTCCGGGGTGTACGGAATCGAGTTTCTCCCGTCTATATATGCCGGGTTTTTCTCTCCTCCGTATCTTCCCATAAGCGATTTAGATATCTTTTCTTTCACCCCAGGTTTATGAACTGGATTCCTTCCCCCTTCTCTAGCTTTCGCTACTGCCTTTATTCTCTTATCCGTCTCCTTCGTCTTGCCCTTATTCCAAGGGACATGATAACGTCTCGCGTCATCGGGCTTCGCCGGACTCACATGGTATCCACCTTTCCCCTTGTTCCATACCAGTCTATCAGAAAGTGATTTGTGTTTCGCTTCCCACGTCTTTTCCAGCCCCATCGCCTTCGCGTTTTTCTGAATCCGATCATAGGTCCGATGCGGGAGTAGCGCCATCATCTCTTTCTTGGAAGCGTGCGGGAAATGTTCCCTGAGAATAACCAACTCTTCTTCGGGCCATCTTCCTCTTGCGGCCGACCTACATTTAAGAGAACAGTATTTCTTCCCTATCCTCAATTCCCAAGGTGCGACCCGGAAGAATTTCCCGCATTCGGCGCATGTGATCGACATCGTGCCTTTCATCATCCGTTCCCTTCCTGCGTACTATCGGGCAATGCCTTGTATCCCGTCGTCAGCCTCCCCAACCATGCGAACGCAGGCTGGCCGACCTTGCCGCGCCATTTGACCCACCCGTACCTGACCCTGCGCTCCACCACGGTCTCGAAGCTATCGTCCACCAGCCCCTTGAGCCATCCCAGGGTGAGGTTGTGCCGGTGCGCCGGGTGCGGGTTGATCCTCGCGTTGTCCTCGCAGCAGTGCACCGCCAGGAAGCCCCCGGGCCTGAGCACGCGCTTCATCTCGACGAGCGCGGTGACGGGCTCCGCCACGTGGTCCAGCGCGTTCATGCACAGGACCAGGTCGAACTCGCCGTCGCCGAATTCCAGCTTCTCGGCCGGGCAGTCGTACCACTCGATGCACGAGTCGCGCTCCGGGTATATCTCCGCGTATTCCCCGGCCAGCGGGTCGGTCGCCGCCCTCCTCCCCGCGCGGGACAGGAACTCCAGCGCCGATACCGGGCCGCAGCCCACGTCCAGGACCGACTTGTTGTCCAGGCGCAGGAGCGGCACGCCCATCTCCCGGAGCATGCGGGGATAGCGCACCCGTTCGCGCTCCAGCTTCTCCCAGCGCCCCGCCTCGTCCTCTATCTTCCAGGTCCTCAGTTCCTCGTCGAGCACGTTCATGATATCCCCTTCCCGAATATGAGCGGCACCTTCGACACCGTGACCGGCTCCCCCTTCCACCGGAGCGAGGTGGTCGTCAGCCCGAAGCCGAAGTTCTCCACCAGGTCCTCGTCGGGCAGGGCGATCCAACGCCCCCCGCGCTTCAGCGCCATCTTGTATTCGTAGTCGGCGCCGAAGGCATAGGAGCCCTCAATGAAGTCACCGTGGGACTCGTACGTTTCCCGGCTCATCGCCATCGTCGAACCCACCTGGTCCTCCGCGACCTGGACCACCAGCCCGTCGCGCTCCTCGCGCCGTATGAGCATCTTCCGCCAGTCGCACGGGTCGTGCCAGTAGCGGAACAGGCCCAGCACCCCGATCTCCGGGAAGGTCTCCAGGATCGCGACTGCCTTCTCCAACCACTGCGGCCTGTACTCCAGGTCCGAGTCCAGCTTGAAGAGCCACTTGCCGTGGGCCGCGTGGAATCCCCGGTTGATGCTCGCGCCCACGCCCTGGTTCCTGCCCGCGTTCAGGACGAGCGTGCTCAGCTCTTTTGCTCCATACAGACGCATCAGGAACTCGACGTTCGCCGGGTCCATGGAGCCATCATCCACCACGATGAGCTCGTGCGGATATTCCGTGTTCCGTTTCAGGCTCGCAATGGTCTGGTGGAGGAACTGCGGCCGGTTGAAGCTCAGGACCACCAACGAAGCCAGGGGACAGTCCCCCACGCTCAGGTAGGGGATGCGCTCCTCCGTGTCGCTCAGGAACTTATTCTGCACGCCGCTCCCCCTCGATCTCCTTCGCCAGTTTCCTGACAATGGTGTCGGTCTCGTCCGTCTTCCCCACCATCCACATCGTGGTGTTCCCCTCCATCACCGTCGCCAGCTCCCCGAACACATCGTCGACCGCCCGCTTCGTGTCCATGAACCCACGGTCGGTCCCGTTCCAATAATCATGTCCGAGCAGCACCCCTCCCGGCTTCAGCTTGCCCCAATAGAGAGCGATGTCACGGCACAGATCGCCGTACGGTTGGTCCGCATCGTTGAAGATGAGGTCAACCGAAACGCCGTCGATCCTGTTGACCGTGTCCCTGTCGCCGATCCTCCCCTCTATCACTCTCACCGGGAGGCCGCCAGTATTGCCGCTGAATCCGAGGCCGAAGTTCAGGTCAACCGCGATCAGGGTGACGTGCCGTTCCACCGCCCTCGCCGCCTCCCCGACGCACATGACCGCTCCCCCGGCATAGGCCCCTAGCTCAAGGTAGGTCCCGCCCTCGGGGATCTCGCGGGCGAACTGGAACAAATGGTAGATGTCGAGTTCGGTCAGGAGCGCAGCCGCATGTATTCTCCGTAACGCCTCTTCTGTCAGCCCGATGTCGGGCATATCTTTGAGTGTCATTTCATCGCCATCATCGTCGTAAACAGTCCCTCCCCGCTGTGATAGTTCTGTACGTTTTCAAGTGACAAGTTTTACACAAAGTTATTCCATTATCAATATTCCAAAGCTCTTTACAGGCAATCGCTTGCTGACAAGTGGTTATCTTATTGGACGTGATAATTTCAGAAAAAGGTTTAATATGGTGAGCATTAAGGCTGCCGCTCTTAGAACTGCCACATTGTTGACAAGTAAAACCGTCTCTTGTAAAGACTTTTTTCCTCCACTGATCATATTCGTCGTTTCCCCTTATTTTCCCATATAACGGAGTAATTCCCCCGTGCCAATTAGGATTTTTTTCATTGGCATGCTTTCCCTTAGCAGAGAGACTCATTTTCTTTCTTGTTAATATATTATGGCGCTTTCCAAAAAATGGATTGTTCTTGCCTTTTGTAGCTTCCCTTATCTTTTTTCTTGCCTCTTCAGAATGGGAGTTACCAAACATGGGATTACGAATTCCCTTTTTCGCTTCGCTCATTCTTTGTTTGTGTTCTTCTGAAAAAGGTTTTCTCTTATAGCGTTTCCCCTTAAGTGCTTCGCTTATTTTCTTCCTAGTCTCCTTTGAATGCATATAACCAAATTTCTTTTTCCGTGCTTGTTGAGCTTTACTCATATTTTTTCTTGTTTGCTCTGAAAGTTTAACTCCAGTTCGCATTATACTCCACCGCTTCTTTTGTTCTTCTGTGTGTTTGTGCCCAAAAAATGGATTTTTTTCTCCAGAGAAAGTCAAAATAACGGTTCCTTTGTATTTATTTTTCTGCTTCTAAAGTAACAAAATTTCCATCTCCCATATGCGAATTGCTTACAACATCGAAGCGAGCTTTTATTCCGTATGCTTCTTTGTCCATTATATTTCCTTGACTTGACCAATAACTCCACAAATCGTTGTGTAAAACGCGTTTATGATCAGGGTTTACAAAAGCATACATAGAATTCCACCAAGGATTAATCATTTCAAAAATCCCTCGGTTCCGCAGCACCCGCCATATCTCCTCCATCGCGAAGATGAGGTCGCCGATATGCTCCATCAGGTGCGAGGCGAAGACGAAATCGACCGAACCGTCATGGAACGGGAGCCCCCGCTCGATGTCGGCCACCTCGTCGACCCCGGGATATTCATGGCGGTCGACGCCGATGAACGGTCCCGGGACGCCGCGCTTCCTCGACCCGCATCCCAGCTCCACCCGGACGCAGCTCGGGTGCCCGTTGTGGAGCGCGATACCCGGTCTCGTCAGGAGCGGGCGGGCTCCACCGGAGCGCTCGCTTTCGGACCGCAGGGCGAGTCCCCATTCGTTCGTCTCCTCGAACGCGCAGCGCAGGCCGAGTGCGGCCTTTTCCATCCCGGTCGCCCTCGCCATCGCCGAGAACAGCGCCGTGTCGAGCGATCCCCGCACCGACACCTTCCCTTCCGGTTTGAGCACGCGGTGGCATTCGTTGAGAAGGTGCGGCCAGTCGTCCAAGTAGTCGATCGCGTTATCGAGGACCACTTCGTCCATCGTGCCCGATGAGAGCGGGAAGCAGCGCGTGCCGATATCCCGGACCACCTGCACGTCGGGGCGCTCGTACCATGCCAGGGACAGCCCCTCCCCCCCGGGTTTGCCGTTGGGGCCGACTACACGCAACACGGTCTCGTTCATGCGCCTTCTCCCAGCGTCTTCTTCAGCATTCTCCAGATGCGCGAACGGTTCCTCCCCGCCCAATCCCAGATGCGGTCGACCGTCTCGATCGGGCCTATCTCCGGTTGCCAGAACTCGCTCACTTTCGTGATGTCCGTGTAGTAGGCGAGATGGTCCGCCTGCCGCCATTCGTGGTACGTGATGTCAAAGAGCGATCCCTCCAGGTCCACCAGGTGGTCGATGACGCCCTGGAGGCTTATCATCTTGTCCGGACCCCCGCCGACGTTGTAGACCTGCCCCCGGTGCCGGTCGATGTGCTCCAACTCCTCCAGGAACAGCCTCGCCAGGTCGCCCACGTAGAGCACGTCGCGGGTCTGTTTCCCGTCGCCGAAGATGTTCAGGTTGATGTGGAACATCTTGGCGTAGGCGAACCACGCGACCCATCCCTGCTCCTCCACGCCCATCTGGCGTTCGCCGGCGATGCAGCTCATCCGGTTCACGACCGTCGGCACCTCGTAGGTGTGCCAGTATTCCTGGCAGTAGCGATCACCGGTGTACTTGCTGCACCCGTAGGGGGAATATGCCGCTTTCCCGGCCGAATCCACGGGGAACCCCTCGGGGATGCCCCCACGGTACTCCCCGGTGAAAACTCGCCCGTTTTGGGCCATCTCCACCCCGATCTCGTTGACTTCGCAGGAATAGCACTTGTTGGTACTCGTAAATATCAACGGCAACAGTCCCCGCTCCCGCGCGAATTCCAGCACATTGAACGTGCCGAGCGCATTCACCTCGAAATCATAGCGCGGATTCCTCATCGATGTCGGGACGCCCGGTTGCGCCGCGGTGTGGATCACCGCATCGACTTCAGGGGCAGCCTCGAAGTCCGCCTGTTCCCGCACGTCCCCTTCAATAAAGAGAAAATTATTTTCAGCCTTGAACTCGTCAAGGTTGCTCCTGGAGCCGATCCGCACGAGGTTGTCAAACGCCACCACCTCGTGGCCGCGCCCCAATGCGTAGCGTGCCACGTTGCTCCCCACGAAGCCGCACCCCCCCGTGATGAGAATCTTCATCCGGTCCTCCAATCGTAAATGAATTTTTTGCCCCTGTGGATAAGGTGTAACCTAGCGTTACATGTTATCCACAAGTTATCCACAGGCAGCCTTTAGACTTCAATCAATTTATTTCTTGCTAAAACAATGTAAATCCGCTTCAATCCTACCTTACGTCTATTCTGAGGGAAAATGAGCTTCCCTAAGCCTGTGGATAAGGTGTAACGCTAGGTTACAGGTTATCCACAGGCGCGATCCCATCAGTACACCGGAGGCCGTTCCCCCCGGAGCAGCCGGGGTGCCACCCTATGCAGGCTCTCTGCCACGAGCGGACTGAGCGGACTGGTGACCAGGACGGGGCAGAGTCCGACCGCCTCCGCCGCCTGCAGGTCCCATGTCGAGTCCCCGACCACGTAGGACCGCGCCGGGTCGATATCCCATTTCACCATCGCCTCCACCAGCATGCCCGGGCTCGGCTTCCTCCGGTGGCTGAGGTCGCAGCAGCAGAACACGTCGTCGATCGTGGCCCCCCGTTTCGCCAGCTCCGTGACCATGTGGCGGTTCACCGCGTCCACCTGTTCCCTGGTGGCGATGCCGAGGTACGGGGCCAGCTGGTTCGTGACCACGATGACGAGGTACCCCTCCCGCTTGAGCGCGCGCATCGCGTCCGCGACCCCGGGGAGCAGCTCGAAGTCGTCCGGGTCCAGGAGGTACTTGTCGGGTTGCGGCCTGTCCTGGAACTTCGCCCCGCGCACCGGGCAGATGACCCCGTCCCGGTCCAGGAACACCGCCTTATTGTTGGGCACGGATCGCCTCCGCCTCCCTTGCGATGAGGTGGCAGCAGATGCTGTGCATGTCCTCGCACACGCCGTAGTCGTCCGATTCGATCGCGACCACGGTGTCGGACAACGGCGCGAGCAATCCCCTGCCGCTCCTCCCGAGCAGCGAGGCGATCGTGCCGGGGTAGGGGTCGTCCCCGCGCAGGGTCTCCTTCGGGCGCCGGCATTCCTTCGCCAGGTTCACCAGGTCGATCGAGTCCCCGGACACGCTGATGATGACCAGGGTGTCGTCCGAACCCATGCCGTGGTAGCGCGCCATCTCGCTGAACACGTAGGCGAACCCGATGTCGTTCCCCAGCGCCGTTATCAGCGCCGGGTTCGCGCACAGGCTGACCGCCCGGACCTGCGCCGACTTCATCAGGTCCACGGCGAAATGGTTCGCGGTCGCCGCCGAACCCCCGTTGCCCGCGATGTAGACGGTCGACGAGTAGACGGCGCGCTGCGCCAGCCTCCTTATCTCGTCCCGGGGGAACCTTCCGATGGCTCCGATGAGCTCGTTCAGGTATTCTTTCATCCCGCCCTCCCCGCATGCCAGTCGAACGACGGGAGGCCGTCCGGGTCCAGGCGCTCCTCGTCGGGGTCCTTGTAGTTGTAGAGCTTGTCGGGCACGTTCATGACCACCACGTCGTCGGTGAGTCCCATGAACCCGTGCCATATTCCCGGGGGCACATGGATCAGGAGCGGGTTCAGCACCCCCGCGAACCATTCCTCCACCCGCGCCCGCTCCGGTCGCTTGGGATCGAATTGCGCCACGGCCACCCGCGCCATGCCCGAGACCACCGCGATATTATCCGTCTGCTTCCGGTGCATGTGCCACGCCTTCACCGCGCCCCGGTACGCCGTGGTCACGTATGCCTGGCCGAACCCCACGAACTGGTCCCAATCGCACCGCAGCACCTCCATGAGACGACCGCGCGCGTCCGGTATCTGGCGCAGCGACTTGACCGTGACCCCCTCGATCGATGCCGGACGGGTCCCCAGGGTGACGTCCAGTTCGACTCTGTCCTTCGGCATCCCGTCAAGATGAATCATTTTTCCCATGATTCTCTCCTGTTATGTAGTCCCTGAGCGCGTCCTGCCACGGCCTCAGGGCATCCCCCGTCGCCCGTTCGTATTTCTCCGTCGAGAGCACCGAATAGCGCGGGCGCTCCGCCGGGCGGTCGAGGTCCCTCGTGGGGATCGCCTTGACCGTGACGCGCTTCCCGCTCAGGCGGATGATCTCCCTCGCGAACCCGCACCACGAGCACTCGCCCGCATTGCACACGTGGTAGGTGCCCGTCGCACCCAGCCCCAGGAGCGTGCGTGTCGCCGCCGCCAGGTCCGGGGCGTAGGTCGGGCATCCCCGCTGGTCGTCCACCACGTGCAGCTCCTTTTTGTACTCCGCCTGTTTCAGGATCGCCGCCACGAAGTTCACCCCGTGCTCCCCGAAGAGCCAGGAGGTGCGGATGGTAAGGTGCTTCGGGAGCCGCGCCACCGCGCGCTCTCCCATCCATTTCGTCCACCCGTACATCCCGATGGGCGAGGGCGTGTGGTTCTCCCGCATCGGCTTCCGTGCGCGCCCGTCGAAGACAAAGTCGGTGCTGTAGTACACCACCGGCACACCGATGGCCCGGGCCGCGAGGCACACGTTCCTCGTCGCCGCGACGTTCGCCTGGTACGCCGCCGTGGGCTGTTGCTCACAGGTATCGACCGCCGTCATTGCCGCCGCATGGATGACGAGGTCGGGCGCGAACCTGGCCAGCTCGTTCAGGAGCGTGCTGCCCATGCGCAGGTCGAGTCTCCTGAACTTCAACCCCATCGCCTGGCCCTCCCGCCTGTAGGAGAAGGGGAGGAGCTCGTAGGATCCCCTGAGCGCTCTCAAGAGCTCCGTGCCCAAGAGTCCCGACGCCCCCGTGACCGCGATCCTCTTGATCCTGTCACTCAACATACACCCTCGAACCTCCCCACTCGAACCGGAACGGGATCTCGCGCAGCGGGAACAGCGCCTTACGCACCTTGTCCCGGTTCACCCCCTCCACGAACAGGAGGAGGAACCCGTTCTGGCCCGCGCCGCAGATCTTGCCCGACAGCGCCCCGGCCCCGAGCGCCCGCTGGTACACCTCGTCTATCTCCGGGGTGCTCACCTCCGGGGATATCCGCTTCTTCAGTCCCCATTCCTCGCCCAGGAGCAATCCGAAATCAGAGAGCGTCTGGCAATGCTCCAGCACGTCCTTCATCTCATAGGCCAGGTCGCGCATCTCCCCGAGCGTCTCCCGCTCGCCCTCGAAGTCGTAGGTGGCAATGATCTCCTCCGAGCGCTTCGTCTTCCCGCCGAGGTAGACCAGCATGAGCGAGCGGTTGAGCTCATCCACCGTCTCCCGGTCCGCCCGCACCGGGATGACGTTGACCGACTCGTCGGGATGGAATTCGATCAGGTTCATGCCCCCGAACGCGGCCGCGTACTGGTCCTGTTTTCCGATGTTCCTTCCCAACCTCTCCATCTCCAGGCGGCACGCCGTCTCCGCGATCTCCTCCCGCGTCATCTCCTTGACGCAAAGGAGCGCCAGGGCGTTCACCAACCCCACCGCGTAGCTACACGAGGAACCGAGGCCCGACGCCTGCGGGATGTCGGCTAGGGACGACACATCCACGAAGCCGGGGGTGAACTCCAGCAGCGCCTCTCGGATGATGTCGTTCCTGATCTCCGGTACCCGCTGGACCGTCTCGACCTCCGAGTAGCTGCAGCGGTACCCGTCCTCGAACCTCCGGTTGACGAAGACGTACATGTAGCGGTTTATCGTCGCCGAGAGCACCGCCCCCGGCTCGGTCCGATAGAACGCTGGAATATCAGTCATTCCTCCTGCGAAGCTCACCCTAAACGGCGTTTTGCTTGTCAGCATGGTTTTCCCCCCATATATTCCCGGAACGCCTCAAGTTTCTCCTTCGTCCCGATATCCCAGAACGGACCTACTGGGTATGATTTTACCTGTCGCTCATGCGCCAACGCCGGAAGTAATGTTTTTGAGAGTGACCCGTCACCCTCGGGCAGAAATGGCAGAACTTCACGAGCCAAGACCCATACCCCCGCGTCGATGCAGAGTCCCCACGGAAACTCCGGGAGACGCATCACCAGGTCTCCGTCCTTCCGGTCCACCAGGCAGTTCGGGGCCGGGTCGGGTTCGTGCGCCGCCACCATCGCCAGCCGATTGCTCCGCTTCCATGTCCGCCACATGTCCCGGTAGTCCAGCTCCGTGTAGGTGTCGCCGTTGACCAGGAAGAACGGCTCCTCGTCGAGGCTATCCCATGCCGCCCTCAGCGCCATCAGCGTCTCCGTGTACTCCGTCCGGTGACTGTAGACGATGTCGACGCCGAACGCGGAGCCGTTCCCGAAGTAGTGCCTGATCTGGCTCCCGAGGTAGCACGTGCTCACGACGGCCCGGTCGATCCCCCCTTCCCTCAGCAGCCTCAGCACGTGTCCCAGGAACGGGATGCCCCGGACCTCCATCATCGGTTTGGGCCGCATCAGCGTCAGGGGCCTGAGCCGTCTTCCTTCCCCGCCCGCGAGTATCAGCGCCTGCATGTTCACCCCCTGGTGTCAATAGTCGTTCTCCCTCGCCAGATGCGTCCAATCGTAGAGCGTTTGGTCGAGCCCGGTCACGTTGTCCTCGTCGTCGAAGTGCACGGTGATAATCCAGAAGCCCACCGTCGGGAACAACCCCTTCGCCCGCAGGTACGGCGTCACCGCCTGGAAACACGGCACGAGAAATCCGTGAAAGCCGAGATAGGGCAGATAGAATGCCTGATGCAGGTGTCCGGAGAGGTACAGATGCGCCATCCCGGCCATGTCCTCGGGCGCATTGCGCGCGTGCAGGATGAAGTCCCCCACCGTGGCCTCGATCATCCGCTGCAGCCTCCAGCTCCGGGAATAGGGCACTCCGCCGCTCGGGTGTATCGTCTCCGCCGCGCAATTTTTGAATTCAATTCTGGCCCCGATATCACCCCGGTACACCAGGTCCTCCCTTTCCTTGCAGATCGCCTCCACGATGGTGTGTCCCGTCGCCTTCTTGTAGCTGAGGTCGTGGTTCCCGCTCACCATGTAGGTCTTGAACGGTGCCTTCGGGAAGTGCTCGATGACGTACGAGCGCTGCTCGTCCGCACCCTGGAGGAACAACTCGAACTCATGCCCCCGATACATGCGGATGCCGTCGGTCACATCCCCGCAGTGAATGGCGAAGTCGGCCTTCTCCCTCGTTGCCACCTCGTATGCGGTCCGCAGGAGCGTGGGCTGCTGGAAACGGGAACCGAAATGCGTATCGCTCACCAGTAGCACCTTAAGGTGACGGCGGAAGATGCGCTCCAATTTGAGCGGCTCGAATTTCCGTATCCGCGTCTTGTGGAGGGCCACCTGCTTCGTATCCCGGCCCAACTCCACGTCGTAGCCCTTGTCCCTCAACTCCTGCACGATTCTGACGACCGTCTCCTTCGAGCGGTCGAGGCGGCGCGAGAGCTCGCCCACGCTCAATGGGGCCCGGTTGAGCCATTGGAGCACCTTCTTCACCGGGTCGCCGATTACCTTCTTACACGGTATCCCCCGCTCCCTCATGTGCCGGCGGAGGCGATCGATCTTCCTCTCGACCCCGACCTGCGTGATCGTCTCGTCCGGGTACTCCCGCTGCAGAATGTCGGCGATCCGGTCGGGGGAATTGTCCGCCATGAGCTCGATCACGCGCTTCTCGCTCTCGGGATGCTCGCGCCATTTCATGCCACTCTCATCTCCTTAAAACGCCCCATTCTTTTCCTCTGTTCACTTTCCAATCCTCAGGATCGCGGTTGACCATGCGCTCGTAGTTCTTCCGCACGAGTTCGGGTTTCTGCACCTCCGGCGGGGGAGGAAAATGGTCAAGGTGGATCGCGATGATGTCCTCGGTCCGTTCCTCCTTGACCCCGTAGTTCCTGAGCCGGGTGAGCATATCGATGTCGTCGTAGCCGCCCGCGCCGCCCGCCAGGAACTCCTCGTCGTAGCCGCCGATGGCGAGCATGTGCCGCCGCATCACCCCTGCGATATGATGCGTCCCGCCGCGGGGGAAGTAAGTGATAGTGTCCGGGGGGCTGCAGTAGCCGTTCTGCCATTCGTGGATCAGCCCCCCCATCTCCAGGATTCTCCGCGGTTCCTCTAGGTTCTGCCGGGGCATGTCCCTCAGCGCCTCCTCGTAGACGCAATAGAGCGGGCTTCCGATGAGAATCCTGTCCTGGTTCGTCTCGTCCTCAAAGTAACGCCGCATGACGGCGATGTCGTCGGTCGGGTGGAGCACCTCCGGTTCCGTGAGCATGAGGATGTCGCCCGTGGCCAGCCTGATCCCGCAGTTCATCGCGTGCACGCAGATGTTCCATCCCGGCCGGTTGTTGAAATGATAGCTGATGTTCCCGTTCGGGTGCTCGCCCATGGCCCGCCTCGTGATGGCCTCCGTGGCGTCGTCCGACCCGTCGTCGATCACGATGATCTCATCCGCCCAATCGCTCTGGTTCAGGAGCGAGCGCAGCGCCCAATGGAGCAGGTGCCCCCGGTTGTAGCACGGCATTATCACCGATAGCGTCATGTGCGGATCACCCCCCATTCACGGCCCTGGTTCGCGACCGTCGGCTTGTCCGGGTCCTCGTGCAGCCGACGGTTGTATTCCCACACCTCGAAGCACCCGGTCCTCCCGTGCGCCAGATGGACCACCTGCATCGACGGGTCCGGGAGGCACGTGACCCCGTCCCGGGAGAGGCGCGATTGTAGATCGAGGTCTTCCCAGCCCCACCATTTCAGGAGCCTCTCGTCGTAGCCCCCTATCCGCATCACGTCCTCGCGCTTCACGCTGGCGCAATAGGTGGCGCAGACATGCCGGTTCACCGCCATCTCGTCGGCCTGCGGCTCGTAGCCGTCCTTCCATTCCTTCGCGTCCCATGCCCGCACGATCCGTTTCGGGTCCCGCAGGTCGGCGAGGCTGAGCATCTTCACCACCCCGCCGAAAACGAAATAGACCGTCCCTGTCGAGATGAACAGGCGCGTGTCGTCGCCATGGCGCAGGACGTGCTGCATCATGGTCTCGCCGATGTGCAGCACCTCCGGTTCGGTGAAGATCAGGAGATCACCCGCCGCCTGCCTGACCCCGATGTTCTTCGCCAGGCACCCGTTCGTGTAGCCGGGGTTCCTGTTGTAGATGTACCGTATCGTCGGCCACTTCTCCTTTGCCTCGCGGACGACCCTCTCCGTGTGGTCCGTGCTCCCGTCGTCGACCACAAGCACCTCATAAGGTTTGAATTTCTGCCCCATCACCGAATACAGTCCGTACTTCAGGTGCCCCGCCCGGTTGTATGTCGTGATGATGACCGACACTCTCATGGTATCTTCCCGTGTTTCCGGTCGATATATTCGATGTTCGCCCTGAGACTGACCTCGTTCGCCCTTTGATTCTTCCAATGCCACAGGTGCCAGCCGATGACCTCGTCGGTGAATATGAACGGGACCCCGGCCTCGTCGAGCGTCTGCCCCAAATCCGAGTCCTCCCCCCCATGGCGGATGAAATGTTCGTCGAAGCCCCCGACCTTCCCGAACCAATCTTCGGGGATGCGCGCGTTCCCCCCGAACAGCGCCCCTCCCGACCCGCGGATGAGCCGCTTCTCGCTCCCGTCCCCGTGCTCCTCCCGTATCCTCCGGTCCCGGTCGAAGAGCGACTGCCTGATGTCGGGGCCGACCAGCTGGTTCGCCGGGGGCGACTTGACGCTCGGGAGCGTGTTGCTGACCACCCGGTCGAACCGGTACGCCACATCCTCAACCGTGTAGTCGCAGGGGAGCAGGAAATCGTAGCGTCCGCAGATCACCGCCTGCGGGAACAGCGCCGCCAGCCTCATGTGCTCGCCCACCCAGTTCTCCTGCACAATGATGTCCGAGTCCAGGAACACCGGATCGCGCCCTTGCGCCAGCCTCACGCCCGCGTTTCTCGCCTGCCCCGCGCGGAAGCCCCTGTCCGGTTGCCAGCAGTAGCGCACGTTGAGCCCCTCGTCCGAGAAGCGGCGCACCAGGGACAGCGTGTCCTCGCTCGACCCGTCATCACAGATTGTGATCTCAAATTCTCCGTAATCCTGCCGGTGCAGGCAGAGCAGGCAACACTCCAGCTCCTTGGTCCGATTGTAGACCGGGATTATCACCGCCAGCCTCATCCCATCTTCTCCCTGAACCATCCGATGGTGTTCGCCAACCCATCCCGCAGGGGGATCGTCGGCCGCCAGCCGAACGCTTCGGTGATGGTGGTGATGTCCGGGCACCGCCTCCGGGGGTCCTCCTCCGGGGCCGGTCGCACCTCGATTCCGCTCCCCGAGCACGCCATCGTCCTGATGAGCTTCGCCAGGCGCATGATCGTGATCTCCTCCGGGTTACCCACGTTGAACGGCCCCATATCCGGGCCCTCCCTGAATCCGAGCATGAGCAGCGCCCGGACCGTGTCGTCGATGTAGCAGAAGCTCCTGGTCTGCCGGCCGGTGCCGTACACCGTGAGCGGCCGCTCCGTGAGCGCCTGAGTGATGAAGTTCGGGACCGCGCGCCCGTCGTCCGTCCTCATCCCGGGACCGTAGGTGTTGAACAACCGGGCGATCCTCGCGTTCAATCCCCGGTGGCGCACCCACGTCGACACCGTCGCCTCCCCGAAACGCTTGGCCTCATCGTACATCGCCCGGGGCCCGACCGGGTTCACGCTCCCGCAATAGCCCTCCGTCTGCGGGTGCACCTCGGGGTCCCCGTAGACCTCGCTCGTGGAGGCGAACACCAGACGGGCATTGTTCGCGTAGGCGATCCGGGCCATGCGTTCCGTGCCCACGCTCCCCACCTCCAGAGTCTCCAGCGGCAGGCGCACGTAATCCGCCGGGCTTGCGGGCGAGGCCAGGTGGTAGACCACACCGGCACCCTCGAAGTACGCGCCGGGCCGCACCTTCGCCACATCCTCCACCATGAGCTTGAGCCTGTGCCCCGACAGCTCCTTGTGGAACTCATCTATGAATCCCGCATCGCTGCTGGTGCAGAAGTTGTCGACCACGGTCACGCAGTCGCCCTTGTCCAACAGTGCCCTGACCAGGTGCCTCCCGATGAATCCGGCCCCGCCGCTCACCACGTCCATGAGGTCACCCCCCGTCCGTTCCAGCCAGTCCCCCATCCGCATCACCACCCGCGCCGCTGCCCCGGCTGAACTGAAGCAGCAGCCGCTCCATCCGCCCCCGGTCCAGGACGCTCAGCTTCTGGCGCAGCTCCGTCGAGAGCCGCTCCAGTTCCCTCAGTTGCGATTCGATGACCGCCTTCCGCGCCCCGGTCGGGGTTCCCTCGTTCGCCCCCCAGTAGCGCACCAGGATTTTCACGCACCCGTCGATCCGCTCGGCCAGCTCAAGGCACTCGCTCTCCAGTGCCACGTGGTCGGCTTCCCCCGCCCGCACTGGCGCCAAGTAGAAGAACAGCACGAGCAGGATTATCCCCACCGCTATCGCCATGGCGATGATGTCCTTATTCCGCATCGTCTTTCCTCCTCCGCGCCTGCGTATTGCTGTCGCGCACCGCCTTCAGGAGCGGGGCTCCGTAGCCGGTATCCTCAGCGCACATGATGAGCGCGCTCAGGTCCTTCGGGAAGCACCTGCCCCCGTAGCCGCGCTTCCCGTCCGGGCCGGGCACCTCGATGTTTTTCCCGATCCTCGGGTCCATGCGCAGCGCGTGCATGATGCCCCGGTAGCGTATCCCGTGGCGGCGGCATATCTCCTCGATCTCATTCGCGAGGGCGATCTGGCCCGCCAACATCGCGTTCGCGGCGTACTTCGTCACCTGCGCCGCTTTCAGGCTGGTGAACACGAACTGCGGCGCGTTCTCGTTCCCGTACGCCTGCACGTAGGCCGAGAGCACCGTCCGCCCCGCGTCCCGGTCGTCGGTCCCGACCACGACCCTCGCCGGGTGCTCCATGTCCTCGGTCGCTCTCGCCTGGCGCAGGAATTCGGGGTTGCACACGTAGCGGAACCCGTAAGCGTTGAGCACTCTGTCGAGTTCCGGGCCCATCGCCGTCGAGCGTATCGCGACCACGAGTTCGGAGGGTAGGCGACCCACCTCCGCCATTTCGTGCCGCAGCGCGGCCAACGAGGCGTCGATATGTTGGCAGCCGACCCCGCCGTCCTCCTTCCCGGGCGTGGACACGCAGACGAAAACTATGTCCGCTTCACGCGCGATCCAACGGAGATTATCCGTGTCCTCGAACTCCTTTCGGTACGGGTCGTAGCCCCGCACCTCGTGGGCGCGCTCCATGACGGCCTTCGTCGCTCCGCCCACCACGCCGACGCCGATGATCCCTATCTTCATCCGTCACCCCCTGTGCTTGATTCTATGTGCAAAATTAGCAAGCTATTTCCAAAATGGAAATCACTGGTTCCCCAAACTAAGGCTACAAACTAACATCGCAAGTTGTAGCCCAAATTAGTTTACTAGCAAATATCCGGAAATCGCCGCGTTCCATTTTATGCGCGGAAGATTGGAGGGTCTCCAATTATCGCACAATCCGCACGACAACATCCGCAGTGTTAGTGTGCGCAATGTATGTTTGACAACCGCGAAAAGACATTTCATGACCAAAATGTCGAAGAATATGTCCAATATCATTCACTTTGTCTCCTGCTCAGACAGCCAAATGACCGCCGCCGCCGCGTAGTTTATGATCCCCAGGCATTCCCCCCTTGCGTGGGAAAACTCGCCGCGTTTGGCCATCCCCTGGGCCTCCTGCGCCTTCTTCATGACCTGCCC